TTGACCAAACTCCGCTTTGCGGGTGGCTTGAACTGCGTATGTAAGCAGTTGGGACTCGAAATGCTCGCGATACTGCGAACTCAAGTCACTGGATAGCGTCATTAAATCTGCCATAACTTAACCTTTCTATTTTTAAATGTTATATACTGTACTGTACTAATCAGCGTTATCGAGTAATGTCCATTTGTGCAGCTTGATCGGTAAGCATTTTCATTCGTGCTTCCGCATCCATTTCCATGAACTCCTTGCTCGGTGGTCGTGGCGCTGGTTGTGAACCGCCAATCGATAACTTCGACTTGTACTCCTCCAACTCGTTTTTGAGTTGTTGGTTCTCGTCTCGAAAAGACTCGGCTTGAGTTGCCAGTATGTCCCGTGATGCGACCCATGCAGCTTTGCGTGGCCCATCGGCATCCCCTAACAATTCGGGATAGTACAAAAATACTTGCTCGGTTCGTTTGAACAATTCGCTGTCGTGATCCGCTAAATCCGGATATGCCGTCCTAGCCTGTTCGTAGTTGCTACGGAAGTCCTTGCTAAACTTGTCAGCTTGCAGCTTTTTAGCTACTTCGCCTTCCTGCTCGCGCAGCTTGTTAGCTTTGTCTTCCGCGTCTACGGCTAAATCGGTTTCACCATCATCGCGAAACTCCTTCGCAGCTTTATCATAGTCTTTGGCACTGTACCCCTCATCGTCCCGAACCTCGTTCGTTTCGGACATTTGCTGGACACGCCACTTTTCTTTTTGCTGCTCAAACTCCTCGCGTTCCTTTTGAAACTGTTCCTTATCCTCGTTAAGCGATTTCCATGAACGCATCTTGCGCTCCATGTCCTTCGCTTCGCGGGAAATATCCGGTTTCTCCTGCTCCGTCTTTTCTGTCAAAGAACTGTCTGCGTCACTCGACGCGGACTCATCCTGTTTCGGCTGTTCCGGTTCCGGCGGTGGATCAGCTTGTGTTTCCGGTTCCGCTTCTGGTTCCGGTGGCGCTGGAACATAACTTTCCCTCGCCTCATCCAAGCTCTTACCGCTGTCCATCGCTTTCGCAATTGCGGTAAGCTCATCCATCGTCGTCTCTTTTTCAGCCATTTGTTTGTATGCTTTAATTCAGCCATGCATCGCATACGTTGCACGCTGTAGTGGCGCTTTGGTTCAGTACTGATCGCACCAGTTCAGCACTGTAGTTATGGACGCAAGTAATCGAAATCATCAGCAGCGTCCGGCTCCGACGTTTCGGGTTGGGACATCAGCGCATCCAATGTCGCAATTGCCCCACGAAATCCATTAGCATACCCCGCTTTCCACGCAAGCTCCCCACTGCATTCGGTAGCCGTGGCGTTGTGCTGTAATGCTGCGTTCAACATCCATGCTTTTAGTTTCTTACCGCTTTTAGTGCGGAAAAAAGTAAGCAGCGCCTTTTCATCATCCGGCTCCCATTTGGGCTGGTTGACCCATCGCAACGGCTTGGCCATTTGGGTCAGCACCCGCTTGTGTGTCTCTTGAGTAAGCATCATCTAATTGTTTCCGGAGTTGTCGAGCGGAGTTGGGATCAATTTGCTCAAGCTGCTCCAGTAAAGTGTTTATGCGACTGACGAATGCCTGTTGTGCTTCCGGCGGGAACTGTTCCCCCTGCTGGCTCATTCGATTGATGTAATCCAGCAACACCGGCAAGCGTTCGGCTGCGCTGTCGCCTTGATTCGGAACCGGCGTGTAACCCCGTTCCATGATCGGAATGTTGTGCGCCTCGTCCTCCGCTTCGTCCGCAGCCTTGAATTGCGGATCACGCACCAGCCGCTTGACCAGACTTGGGTCGTCCAGTTCCAGTATGGATTTATCCAATTCGATTTGGTCAATCCACGGTGACTGCGCCATCAACTGTTTCCGCATGATTGCCCGTTGCATCAGCATGGTACGATCCACGCCGTCCACACCGCCTTTCGGTTCAATCGTGTAATCGTCATGCAGCGCATCGGCTTGCAAGCTGGTGGCATCTTCCAAATACCGGAACATCAAGTTTTGCGGTGAGTACTGTAAATAAAGCGAATAAGCCTGACGGTACACACGGGCCAGCGCCAAGCGGAATATCCGCGCACGCAAATCCACACTGCGTTCCATCATGCCACCAATTGCATTTACTTCAGTGGCAGTTCGGCGCTCGCGGGTGTTGATCATTTGACCCATCCCAAAGTCCGGCATCGCCAAACGCTGTTCAGCAATCATGCGCGTCTGCACAATCTCCTGTTCCCAACTGATTGGAGGCTGCGGCATCCCCACCGGCTGCAATCCGTATGGCAGTATTTGCCCCGGTCGAAAGCGTATGTTGCTGCTGTTCGGAATGTCGCGTTCGCTGCGGAACATGGGGCTGTTGTAAAACGATATTGAATCCGCTTTACCGTTCATCAGCTTGTTCAAGTACGCTTCTTCCGGCGCTACCAATTCCGGAATGCCACGGCTTGAATACCAGCCCTTGTCCTTCATCTCGTAAGCCGCATCGACGAACGGCGCATCCCCGTGCCGATATGGCAGCTTCATCACCGGACGTAAATCGTGATCCGGCATCACGGGCGAATAGGTGCATACCATCCAGCTACCATCCTCATCCCGCTTCCAGTGTTCCCATACAATGACCATTTCATCGTTGTCACTGTACGTCAGACCCTCGCGCATGAACTTCTCGTTATCGCGATAAGTGGAATTGGTGTTTTCATCACGACCATCGCCGCGAATTTTATCAATCACTGAATGGTCATACCGCTCGTCACGCAAGTAGGCACTGACACTCATCGGCATGATTTGCACCATCCAATCAGCTTCTTCCAACTTCGATGTGTAATCCGGAACGATCCAGTACAGCGGGTCAACTGCCTCAAACTTGCAGCGCTTGTTGTCGTCATCCCAAAACACTTTGACGACGGAATGACCGGTCATCAGCATGTGGTCAATCCACGTCAGCGCCTCCTCTTGAAAGTTACTTTTCTCCTTGATGTGATAATCAAACCAGCGCTCGACCGCCGTGGTTAACGGAGCCAGTTGCTGGCGCATCGGAACAAACGAACACAACGTATCGCGTCCCGTTATTTGCTGATAATAAAACGGTTTGAGTTTTGCGATTGATGTGTCAATCAACGGAAAGTGTAAGTCGGAAGCACCAGGAAATGGTTTGTTCTTACGTCGCAGCCCGTCATGCCGCATTTGGTAATAAAGTCCCTGTCGTCGCTCCCATTTAGCACGGTCATGGATGCTATCCAAAACCGCCTCGAACATGTCATTTCTGCTTTCGTACATTTCTCAATTGGTACTCCAAATCATTTACAGTGTGCAGCGCCTCCCGCGCCCAGCGTTTTACCGTCTGGGTAGACTGTTGCACGTCACTAAATTCCGGTTGATCCATCAGCCGTTTGACATTCCCGTCAGTCAGCCGCGTCACCGGATGATCCACCGTCCGGCATCCCGTCCAAAGCAGCATCAATGGCAGCAGCGTTATCGGAATGTATTTCGGCAGTGCGATCCGTCTTTTTATCTTCACGTCTCTGTTTACGATCACCAAACCATGAGCCGAACATGTCAGCTACTTTTGCGAGTAAAACGAATAACGCGTTCATATAAAGCTACTGGCGGTCACGGCTACTGATTCATGCGGTAACTAGCGTCCAGAGACTTAACGTAAAAACCGTTGCTGGGATCTCCCCAACCAACACAACACCATGCCGCCGTTCCATCAGTACCCCGCATTGAATCCACTGTCTAACTCCATGCCGACCGGTTCCATTTCACTTAACGCTTCCATGAAGCTCGGTCGCGGTTCCAACTGCAAGGCCGACCCAGCGCCCCCACACGATATGGCTCCCAGCACCGCATCCGCACGGTCAGGCGATGGTAACCCGCGACTCCGCATTTGGTCTTTCGGTTCCAACTGCAACTTCCCCTTGCTGTTGTGCTTCGTCCGGCGCGTCGTCAGTTGGGATTGCAACAAATCGTCATCCGGTAAAATGATTTCACACAACTCGATGGCCCGTGCGGCTTTAAACCATATTTCAGCACCGCGATTGGCGAAGTGCCTGTCATCATATGCACGTTCCCCGTTGTTCACTCGATGCACACCCCATCCCGCTTCCGCTAAAGCGTCACACATCGGAATCCCCAGCCCACCGGCATCCGCATAAATATCCTCCGGCTTCAGTCCATTCCGCTGAAACTCCACGATGAACCGCCCAACAGCCGACATCGTGTCCCGCTCCGTCCAGCAAAGCATCTTGTCAATTTTGTTTCCGACTCGGATCGCCAGCACGTTCTCGTCTCCACCCGCTGCAAAGTCACAAAAGGCAGTTTTTTCCTGTCCGATATGTGTCGGTGGATTCGTCAAACAATGCTGCAACGAATTGTACGGCACGACCACCGACTCCTCGCCAATGTCCATGAACTCACCAAACACCATTGA